TCTGTGTATTTGTACTCTTCTTCAATCTTCTCTACAGCATCTAACCATTGACGAGTCTTGCGATCAGCAGTCTCAACAATCACATAGTTAGAACCTAGTACAGTTATAGTACCTACTTCATCTGTCTTCTTCACGATAACAGACTCACCAAGCTCAAACAGATTACCTGATACAAACTTCTCTCTTGTTTCTGATACACTGTCTAACTGTATGTGACGTTTAAAGTCACTCTGCTCTTTTAGTCCCATCCCAGTACGTACATCATTAAATAAGCGACGTGAATCGTTATTAGACATACCTCTTGGAAGACCTTGAGCAAATGAAGTAAAGTCATTCTTAGAAGCATTATCTCTTTGCTTTGATGCTGACATACCTTCAACACCTTCAGCGTCTGGATCTCTTGCACCAGCAGAAATAATATCTATAGATTTAAAGTTATAGAATCCATGACGTGATTTTTTACCGTTATACTTGTTCAGTAAGACGTCAAATTCACGTACACGATCTGAACCTACAACAAATACTACCTTACGGAAGCCTTCGTTATATAAAGCTGTCATTGCATCTATAGCAGTTTTAACAGTCTTATTAATCATTATAGAACGTCCATGTTTAGAGAACATCTTACGAGTATGCTTAACTTTATCTGAATATGATAAAGGATTCTTTTTCTTATCTGCAGTCTGTGACAAATAAATTCTGTATGGGTTGCGTCCAGCTTTCTTGCTTAACACATCAAGTAGTTTACCATGCCCAGTAGTAGGAGGATTCATTCTACCAAAGGTAAAATAAACAACTCTTTCTTCTTCTACTAGGTACTGGCTAAAGGAATTAATCATTTTTGGCTATTGCTTTATCTAATGTAGGACGTGCGCCACCGCGCTTACGTTCTTGTTCAAGTTTACGCATCTTAGGAAGTAGCTTCTTAGCCATTCTATCAATACGGGGTTTTAATTTAGCAAGACGTTTTTCCATCTCTTGCTTACGCGAAAAGGATAGAGTACTATAGTCTGCTTTAGCAAGTTTCTTTACTAGCATATTACGAGCTTGTTTTTGAGCGCGACGCTTTAGACGCTTAGGATCAGCCATTCTACGAGCTGCCTTCTGTCTACCAATCTTCATACGAGAAGCATACTTCTTCATCGTGCGAGATCGTTTCATTCTTTGTTGGAGGGATAACGCTTCTTCTACGTTCTTATTACAATCACAGTGAGGGCAATCTGCAGGACATGGACAGTCTTCTGCTTTAACATCTGAACCGCAACACTTGTCTGAACAATATCCAGCTTTAGCTTCTACCTTGCGTTTCTTTGCGTTGTATTTAACTTGATCAGGCTCTCCAGGAGCATAATCAACAGACAAAAAGTCTTTGAATCCTAATTTCTTATCCATATTACTTTCCTGGTTTATCCCATCCCTTTAATATACTATTGCTGAAGTTATTGTACGAGAATTCCATCCTGTCAACAATCTTTACAGCATCACCACCAATTTTGTCAATTGCAACGTAACCTTCTTCTCCAGTTACCTTGTATCCATTATTTGTTTTTACAAAGGTACGAACCTTGCTTAATTTATTAAGACTATTTATAAGTCTAAGTTTCGCTAATACTATAGCTTTCTGTAAATCAAACATATATTTTAAACTAGTTTTGTTTCTAGTAGAGAAAAAGCTTAGAATATCATCTAGTTTCTTCTGTTGAGCAGCTTTACCTTTTTCTGTCTTACGTTTATCTATCTCTTTCTGATACCTTGCGCCAATCCATTTGATTAGAGCATTAACATGTCTATTAGTATCACCGATGACTTGACCTTTTCTCACATATGAGTTATTAAACGTTTCTATAAGTCCAGCAAGCTGTTGATTAGCTTCTAGTTGACGTAAAGTAGACCCAGCAATCTTATTGAATAAGAATCCAGCTTTAGATAGATGCTCATTAACAATAGCAGTTTCTTTTTTACTCATAGTCATATTAGTTAAGTCTCTAAGCATAGCATCTTGAGACCAAACATTCTTAGATGTCTTAAGTTTAGATACATCTACCCCATAAGAAGCTTTCATTGATTCAAATGTAGAGCCTTTATATGTTGTATGCCATACAATACCTATCTTAGACTTCTTAACAGCCTTAGCGCCATCTGACTTAACAGGTAGCGCATAAACAATAGTATTAGGATGAAAGGTTAAATACTTCTCACCTTTGATAGTAGCAACAGATAAGTCACGTTTACTATAAAGGAAGTCACCTTGTATAACTCCTTTGATACCTAACTCAGGTAAATACTTAAGAGCCTCTTTAAGCTTAATAGATAAGTCTCCTGACGTATCAGCATCTATATCAGCGTCTGTCTTATACACTTTAGGGTTCTTATTGAAGATACCTTTCTTAGCAACAAAGAACTTACCATCAGATGGATCAGTACCACAGAAGATAGCAGGAGCTCCGTCCCACTTAACACTAACGTTTCCGTCATGCTCTCCTTTGAGCATATCTCTCAGCGAACGTAGAGCCATAATAGCTTCACGAGTTCCTTTTACTCCACCATAGAGAACTTTATCCTCTATGTGAGTCATATGAGTATTCTTAGACTCAGTTATAAATTCTTTGAAGTCCATTATCCTACCTCTACTTTAACGTATGCTGAAGAGTCATTAGTTTTAGCTCCTGCGACATTTACTATCTCAGATATAAATGCATTCTGCTGAGCTCTATTAGCTGTTACTAGAGCATGAAGTATATATGTCACTCCTAGCACAGCGTGAATAAAATGTCCTTGACCTTGCTTATCTGCAAGTCCTAGTTCATGATCTGCTTCAGTATAGTTAGATTCTATTTTCTTAACCATTTTATAAAATGTTTGACTTAATGTCTTTGGTATAGTTTTACCAGCTAAGCTCATAGCTTGTTGCTTTAACTGAGCGTTAGTAGGTAGTGATGCTCCTAGATGATTCTTAGATGAATACACAATCTGTGAATATCCAGTTCTACCACCTCTAGCACCATTCAATTGTATTTCCATATTAAGAGCTGTAAATAAGTTAGGAGCACGAACATCAAGCTTAGCGTTACTATCAAAGTAAACAAAGCCATACTTAGACGTCCATATACCTGCACCCTTTTTAGTTTGTAAAGTAGCTCCAGTATACCTATGAGTATCCAAAGCTTTCTTCTTTATATTATATTCTGATACCTTAGCTTTTAACTTTAAGCTATTAATCTTCTTTAGGGATATACCTACTATATCTCTCGACATAAAGTTCTCTAGTACTGTCTTATTACATGCACCTTGACTCTGCTCGCTCAATGCTTTATTAACATCTACTCGAGCTCTTACAGCCCATATATCTCCTGGATTCCATTTATCATTCTGCATAGGAGCCATACCCTCTGTCTTTCGAGCGTTAGTCTTCTTTGCGTATATATTTTTCATTGTTCTAGAGCCCATATGTAAAGTATGATCTTTAGTAACATATCCTTTATCAATTAATGCTTTTGCTGTAACATATCCAGATTCATGCCATGTACTATCTAACATAGAGAATCTTTCAAAGTCAGCATCGACATCTATTTTATTCTTATAACTTTTTAGAAGGTTTTTAGTAAAATGAGAGAACGGTTTATTTACACCCTCACCTAACATAGCAGCAATAAAAATACATTGCAATGCTTCAGCGTCAGATGTCTGACCAGTCATACCTTGACCTACGCCTTGACCACCAAATACAGCTGACTTACCTATATCAGTAGAAAAAACAGTCTTACCGTCCTTTAACTCTAACTCAAACGCCTTCTCTTTATTCTCTAAGAAATCTTCTATCGCTTTTATATTCTTAGGAATATTTTTTATAGTTAAATCGTTACCGTCTAGGTTAGATACTGGTTGACCTGTCTTAATAAGATCTTTTAATATATCAGTTCTAAAATCTGTTGTACGAGCTTTAACCTTTTCCCACTCAGCGCGAGTCATAGGCTTAAACGTAGACATTAGGTTCTCCATTAAAGTAGCGATTGTGCTACTATTTATAATGGCCTGAATGTTCATTTACTGATTATATAGAGTTCATCATTAGACTTCTCTACCTTAGCTTGATATTGCTCATAGCCAGAGTCTACTAAATCTTTATTAAGGTTAGCCACCATACGAGTTACTTCAAGAAGATCCTTCTTCGTTGCTTTCGTTCCTAACAGAGTCGGGTTGCTTGGATTGTTTACTAGCTTCATTTTCTTCTCTCAGCTCCTTTTCTTTACGTAATATAAAATTGTGGTAGAGCTCATGAGGAGCCCTACCTTCACTGTCATCATGCTGCTGTGGCATATTCTACAGCCTTGTTAGCAGCTTTAAGCTTACGAGACTGATTAATACCGAACCATGCAGATTGCATACGAGTATCAGCTGAGCGACCCATCTTATGATCAGTAAGATAAGTTACTGAGTTAAGAGCCTGCCACCAAGTACCTTCACCATATTCAGCACCAGGTTGAGTATGCAAACAATCAAATGCAGCTTTAGCATTCTTAGAAAGATGCTCTACCTTAGTAGGAGAATCTTCAGCAGTTCTATGAGTATATGGGAATACTTCGTTATAGTACTGAATAAGAGTATCAGCAGTAAAGCGACGAGTAGATAAGAACTGAGCCATCTCTTTATACTGACTAAACTTCTCAGAAGCTAGACCCATTTGCTGCTTAACTAAATCAGGATCAAACTTAGATCTATGACCTACCTTAACAGAGTTCTTTGACTTAGATTGCAAAGAGAACGTTAGAGTATTATTACATACAACTCGAATAGGAGTAAAGCGAACATCTACAGCTTTACCATACTCATGAGGGTTACTAAACAACAAGTAAGAGTCAACCTGATCTGATCCTAAGATATCAAAGGACTCTTTTACTTTTGCTAGAGCGAATACATTGCGACCACCTTTAAGAGATCCAGCAGTATTCATTTCCATATCACCAGCAAGTACATACTCGCTAAAGAATTCGAATGCATCAGCATTCTGTACGGGATTCCAATCACCGCCAACGTTAGTAAGAATCTTATTATCACTCTTACGAACTAAAGATTGCTGACCAGTAAGAACCTTCTTACCATCAACATCAATATAAGAATTAACTTTCTCAACTTCCCAGTCAAGTCCAGCCTTAGCCATTATCTGACCTGGAGTAAGATCATTATGAACCTCTACTCCTAATCCGTGCCAAGGTTTATCACCAGCGTATGCCATTTGAGCTACGCCATCAATCATTTCTACTTCATGTGCCATTATATAGTTTCCTTTTCCATTTCGCGTTCAATGCGAGTTACATTTTTTTGAAGAGTAGTACAGATCATATCCAGTTCAATCAATACATGCTCTTTAGAACAATCTTTACCACGACGAATAACTCCTTGAATAAGCTCTTCTACAGTCAGCGCGTCTTGAATGTCTCTCATAATCATAATATATCTCCTTAAATTATACCTTATTATAGGATCTTTTTAGCCTAAGTGCAACTGTTTTATTCACTTTTTCGATATAAAGTTAACTCCTTAGGGTTAGCTCGCTTCATTGTGATCTCTGAATACTCATTAGTATCATACATCATCTGAAAATATTCACGAGCTTGTCTAGTACCAAAACCAGTAGCCCATTCAATTAAAGCGCGCTTACCATTCTTATGCTGATAAGCTTTTATTGTCCATGAATCACTCATGNNNACATTCTCCTTAAAATAAGCTTGAATAAGCATTTTCATTAACGTATGCCTGAGTATCTTCACACTCATTAAGTACATCAATCTCAG